AATTTTCTTATTATTTTTATATAAGTATTTTTTATGTATTTATAAAAAGTAAAAATATAGAGTATAAGGGTTTAACCGTTACCGTTACCAACCGTTACCATCAGTATTTACAAGGCTTTCAAGGTATTTTTTGCCAATTTTCAACCGTTACCCAACCGATACCAAGGAAAGGATAGGTGAAAGTGATGAATAATAAGAAATTGACTGCACGGCGGTACTTAGAGCAGATACAGGAATTTGATATTTATATCAATCAGGACTTAGAACGCCTTGAAGAAATGAAAATCAATGCTTGCAGTACAGGGGCAATAGATTATTCCAAGGATAGAGTGCAGACAAGTCCGTCAGGTGATACACTTTGCAAACAGGTAACAAATTATGTTGCTTTCAATGATAAAATCAATGCAGAAATTGACAGTTTTGCAGATGCTAAAGAACAGATCATCAAAGAAATCAGAGGTTTGCGTGATAAAAATTATGTTCAGGTGTTGTATAAAGTGTATGTTCAGTACAAGACAGTGAAACAGGCATCCAAGGAAATGAAAAAGTGCTATAATTACACGGTTGAACTGCATAACAAGGCACTTACAGCGTTTGAAAAAACTTATCAAAACTTACATTATTTGATGTAATCGGTTATAATCTGACGATTGACAAACGGGTACAAGACAATTATGATAAACTTGCAAAAACTGGGTTGCAGATAATTCTTATGAATTATCTGCAATTTATTTTTTACTGCCGATATTTGCACCCTGAAATGTAATGTTTCAGGGATTTTTTATTGCAAAAATACATGAAAGGGGTGTTGTTTGATGGCAAAAACGGCAAAATTAACTGAAAAACAGCAGCGTTTTGTTGAAGAATACCTGATTGACCTGAACGCAACACAAGCAGCCATTCGTGCGGGTTATTCGGCAAAAACAGCAGATCAGCAAGGTTCAAGGATGTTGGCAAATGTCAAGGTTCAACAGGCAATTAGTGTTGCAATGGCAGAACGCAGCAAAAGAACAGGAATCAATCAGGACAGGGTTGTTTTAGAACTTGCCCGCATTGCTTTTGTAAAGATGACAGACCTTGTTGATAGTCACGGAAGAATCAAAGACAATGCAACTGATGATGACCTTGCCTGTATTGAATCCGTGAAATATAAACAGTCTGAATCAGAAACCGGGTCAAGTGTTGAAAGGGAAGTGAAGATTTCACCAAAGCTGAAAGCACTTGAATTACTTGGTAAGCATTTGGGTATGTGGAATGACAAGATTGATGTGAATATCACACAGCCTATTGTTATCACTGGTGAAGATGCCCTTGAAGATTAGGCGGTGATCGTCTATGGTCAAGAACAGAATATCTTCACAATATGTTTTTGGGTATCAGAAGTTTATCCTGTACCCGGAAGATTACAAGGCTACAAAGTCCGGCAAGAAGAAAGTGCTGCTGCCTGAACTGGTTGGTAAGGGTTACGGTACTTTTTGGCGTTGGAAAGGTAGATATAGGGTATGCAAGGGTAGCCGTGCATCCAAGAAATCAAAAACAACTGCCCTTTGGTACATCACCAATATGATGAAGTACCCACAGGCAAATACCCTTGTGGTCAGAAAGACTTTCAGAACCCTGAAAGATTCCTGTTTCACAGAATTGAAGTGGGCGATTCACCGCCTTGGCGTTGATGCCTTTTGGGAAATCAAAGAATCACCACTTGAAATGACCTATAAACCAACAGGTCAAAAGATTTATTTCAGGGGACTGGATGACCCCCTGAAAGTAACATCAATAACCGTTGATATTGGTTGCTTGTGTTGGATGTGGATTGAAGAAGCGTATGAAATCAGTTCAGAAGATGATTTCAATATGCTTGATGAATCAATCCGTGGTGCTGTTCCTGACGGTTCAGGACTGTTCAAACAAATAACCCTTACACTGAACCCGTGGAATGAACACCACTGGATAAAGAAGCGGTTTTTTGATAACACAGATGATGAAACCCTTGCAATGACCACCAATTACAAGTGCAATGAATGGTTGGATAAGGCAGACTTGAAAGTCTTTGAAACCATGAAGAAGCAGAACCCAAGGCGTTACAAAGTGGCGGGTCTTGGTGATTGGGGTATTGTAGACGGTCTTGTCTATGAAAATTGGGAAGAAAAGGCGTTCAGTGTTGATGAAGTCAAGAAGATTGCCGGGGTCAAGTCTGTATTCGGTCTTGACTTTGGTTATACAAATGACCCGTCAGCACTGTTTTGTGGTCTGATAGATCAGTCAAGCAAGACCATTTGGGTCTTTGATGAAATGTATCAGCCGGGTATGAGTAATGAAGCCATTGCCGAACAGGTTCAGCGGATGGGATATGTGAAAGAGAAGATCACAGCCGATTCAGCCGAACCAAAGAGCATTGACCGCTTGCGTGAACTTGGTCTGAAAGGAATCAGGAAAGCAAGGAAGGGCAAGGACAGCATCAACAACGGCATTGACTTCATACAGGACTATCATATTATCATTCATCCCCGTTGCGTGAATTTCATCACAGAGATCAGCAACTATCAGTGGGATAAGGATGCCAAGACGGGCAAGAAACTGAACCGCCCTATTGATGATTTCAACCACCTGATGGATGCAATGCGTTATGCGATTGAACAGATGGCAAAAGGTGATGCCTTTAGTTTTGATTAAGCAATTACCGGGTAGAATACACGGTGTCAGCAGCCGTTTCTTTTTGGACGGTAGGAAAAGGTTGTCAAATGCTTACTCCGGGGCGGTTGCAATCGGTGACCGCCTATGACACCTGTATAACTACTTTTTAAGATATTAGAAACAAATTAGTAACACATACCCTTTGAAACATAGTGTTTTCAGGGGTTTTGATTTTATTATGCAATGAAAGGGGTGAATTGAACCGTGTTCAGTTCCTTAATAAATACACTGACATTGAAGGTTTCCAACTTTATACTGGACGGTGCAAGGTCAAGGATGACTGACAAGGAATTTCTTGAAAAAGAAATTATGAAATGGAAAACGTCACCCCACCGCATCATGCAGATTAAGGGTTCACTGTACTATGACAATGAACATGATATTTTGAAGCGGAAACGTACAATGATAGGTGAGGATGGCAAGTTACAGGTTGTTGAGAACTTACCAAACAACAGGGTCATTGATAACCAATATGCAAAAATGGTCAATCAGAAAGCAAATTATCTGTTTGGTCAGCCTTTTGCAGTAAGTGGTGAGAATGACCAGTATGTTGAACTGCTGAAAAAAGTGTTTAATAAGCGGTTTATGAAAACCATAAAAAACAGCGGTAAAGCAGCATACAACGGGGGAATCTGTTGGTTATATCCGTATTATGACAATGAAGGTCATTTCACTTTCAGGTTGTTCCCCGGCTATGAGATTTTGCCGTTTTGGAAAGACAACGATCATACAATACTTGACTTTGCAGTCAGGCTTTACTTGGTGATTGGGTATGAGGGAACAACCCCAACCGTCATTGAAAAGGTTGAAGTGTATGATGTTGATGGTGTTCACAGGTTCATTCTTGACCACGGCACACTTATCCCTGATCTGACAAACAACGGTGAAGCTGACTGTTACCATGTTACCATGACGGATGCAACCGGGAAAGTGACGGGGTTCAACTGGCAGCGTGTCCCCCTGATTCCATTGAAAGCCAATGAACAGGAAACACCACTGCTGAAAAGGGTCAAGTCTTTACAGGACGGTATCAATGTGATGCTGTCCGACTTTGAAAACAATATGCAAGAAGATGCCCGGAACACTATTTTGGTATTGAAGAACTATGACGGTACTAATTTGGGTGAGTTCAGAAAGAACCTTGCAACATATGGTGCAGTAAAGGTCAGATATGATGGTGACACTAAGGGCGGGGTTGAAACCCTTGAAATCACAGTCAATGCGGATAACTACAAGGCTATTGTGGAAATCTTCAAGAAAGCCTTGATTGAGAACGCAATGGGTTATGATGCCAAGGATGACAGACTTTCCGGCAACCCTAATCAGATGAACATTCAGTCAATGTATTCTGATATTGATATTGATGCAAACGACACAGAAACAGAATATCAGGCAGCCTTTGAAGAAATCCTTTGGTTTGTGAATTGCCATTTTGCCAATACAGGACAGGGGAACTTTGAAGGTGAAGAAGTAGACATCATATTCAACCGTGACATTCTTATCAATGAATCAGAAGCCATTGATAACTGTCAGAAATCTGTTGGTATTCTTTCTGATGAAACAATTATCAGTCAGCATCCTTGGGTAGATGACCCACAGGCAGAACTTGAACGCCTGAAAAAGCAGAAGGAAGAAGCACAGAAAGAAATGCTTGCACAGTATGACCCGTTTGGTACACAGAATGATGACCCTGACAACAAAGGTGACCCAAACAAGGGAAGTCAGGGCGGTGAAGTAGATGAATAACGGTGAATACTGGCAGAAGCGTTTTGAACTGCTTGAACAGGCTGCACACCAACAGGGGGTTCAGTGCTATGCGGATATTGAAAAACAATACCGACAGGCACAGAAGCAACTTGAAGGTCAGATTGCTGCATGGTATCAGCGTTTTGCATCTAACAACGGGGTAACCCTTGCAGAAGCAAAGCGGATGTTGAACGCAAAGGAACTTGCTGAACTGAAATGGGATGTAAACCAGTACATTCAGTACGGTCAGGAAAATGCGATCAATGGCACTTGGGTCAAGCAGCTTGAAAACGCATCTGCAAGATTCCATATCAGCAGACTTGAAGCCTTGAAGTTGCAGACCCAACAGAGCATTGAAGTCATGTTTGGAAACCAACTTGACAGTATTGACAGCACAATGCGGAATGTTTACAAGTCCGGCTATTATCACACAGCCTATGAGATTCAGAAGGGTGTGGGTGTTGGTTGGGACTTTTCCGCACTGGATGACAAGCAGATCAGCAAGGTCATCAATAAGCCTTGGGCGGTTGACGGCAAGAATTTCAGTGAAAGGATATGGGGCAATCGTCAGAAGTTGGTCAATGAATTGAACAACACCCTGACACAGAACATCATCTTGGGAAAAGACCCACAGAAAGCCATTGATGAAATTGCCCGGAAGATGAACACTTCCAAGACCAACGCCGGGCGGTTGGTAATGACAGAAGAAGCCTTTTTCAGTTCCACAGCACAGAAGGATTGTTTTGATGAACTTGATGTTGAACAATTTGAGATTGTGGCAACACTGGATTCCCACACTTCGGATATATGCCGGGGTATGGATGGCAAGCATTTCCCTATGTCTGAATGGAAGGTTGGTGTGACTGCACCGCCGTTTCATGTTCATTGCCGTTCAACCACAGTACCGTATTTTGATGATGAATTTGATGCTGTTGGTGAACGTGCTGCACGGGATGAAGAAACAGGCAAGACCTACTTTGTACCGGGCAATATGACCTATAAGGAATGGGAAAAGGCATTTGTCAATGGTGATAAGTCAGGTCTGAAAGAAGCCAAAGTTGAAAAGGAAATGACTGTTGAAGAAATTCAGAAACAGGTTGCTGAAAATAATACAAGAATTGAAGCATTAACATCCGAATACAGTCAGAAGCATCAGGCATTGGAAAATGCCCTATTGTTTGGAAATGAAGATGTTGATACACTCAATAAAATGTCACAAGAGGTTCAGACAATAAAAGCAGACCTTGATGATATGATTGCACAGACTGATATGCTAAAAGCCAAACTTCCACAAGAAAGTGTTCAGAATGTTCAGGCGGTAGTAATTGAAGGTAAGAATATGATTGGTGATGTTGATTATACCAGTCCTGACCTTTCCAAGTTTGACCATGTTATTGAAAAATCAATACACGCACAGGGGTTTGACGGTAACCCAAGTGTTGTTGAATATGAAGATTTCAAGAAAGCAATGGAAGAATCAGGTTTCTATGCAGAACGTACATATTCAGCAAATACACAGGAATTGTTGGACGAATACAGAGAACAACTGTATAATGGTAAATGGTATGTTGATTGTTCAGAAGGTGGGGCACAATATGGTCAGGGAATGTATTGTGCATCCTGTTATGACCTTGCCAATAATGAACAGATGGGTGGTATTGGCATGGAAATGTCACACTATCAGCAGATTGGTTTGGGGCGTGGTAATGGCTTTTATTACACAGAAAGCATCACATTACAGCCGGATGCAAAAATATTTGAACTTCCAAGTGGCATGAAGGCAGATGAATATATTGCTGATGCTTTTAGAAATGCCTATATGAGAAAGTTTGCAAGTAAAGAGCAGTTGACACAGGTTGAACAGTATATTGAACTTAGTGAACAGATTAGCAATTTGACCTTCACGGAAAGTTCTGAATTTATTGACAATCTGTATCAGAAACGTGCAGATGCTTCAATAGGGTTGGAAAGTTTGATAAAAGCATCATTGACAGCAATGGAAGATACAACGGACGGCAGAACCTACCACGGTCTGAAAAATCCGGGTGTATTGGTCACTGAAATGGGTTATGATGCAATTAAGGCAACAGGTCATGGTGAAAGCGGTTCATATACGGTGATTCTGAACAGAACCAAAGTATTATTCTGTAAAGGTGGCTCAATCTATGGAAATTAAAAGAAAAGATGACGGGACTATTGAAGGAATGACAACAATGGGTGATTCCGTCAAGGAAAAATTCACTGATGAAGAAAAGAAACGTCAGGAAATGAAAAAGAAATATGATAAAAAGTATGCAGTAGGCACGGTCAAATAACCGTGCTTTTTTCATACTTTAACAAGTTATCAATAGACCTGTAATAATTGCTATATGGCGGTTATATGAGGTCAGAAAGGGGGATAAAAGGCACATGAAAACGTACACAATGAGAAAGGCATGGTGATCCTGATTATCTCCCGGCTACTGGGTCAAGTAGCACATAGAAAAGGCATCCGGCAACGGGTGTCTTTTTTCTTGCGGGTTGTCAAGCGTAAACCGAACAAAACCAATCAATCATGTGGGAGTAACCCCGTATAAAAACGTATTTGAAAGGATGGTATAGAAATGACAAGAAAACAGTTAGAGGATTTAGGACTTACCAAGGAACAGGTTGATTCAGTAATGAAAATCAATGGTGATGACATTGAGAACGCAAAGGGTACTGCTTCAACAGAAATCAAGAACTTGCAGACAGAAGTTGAAGGACTGAAAACACAAGTCGGTGACCGTGACAAGCAGTTAGAAACCCTGAAAGCATCTGCCGGGGACAACGCCGATCTGAAAAAGAAGATTGAGGAGTTGCAGACCGAAAACGCCACAGCTAAGGCAAGCCATGAATCTGAACTGAACCAGTTGAAAATTGATTTTGCTGTTGAAAAAGCACTGACAGGTGCAAAGGCAAAGAACATCACCGCAGTCAAGGCACTTTTAGACCTGAAGGATGCCAAGTTTGACAAGGAAGGAAATGTCAAGGGATTGGCTGAACAGATCGAAAAACTGACCAGTGATGAAGGTACTAAGTTCCTGTTTGAAGCACAGAAACAGCAGCAGAATTTCAAAGGTTTTCAGCCGGGGGCATCCGCACAGCAGAAACCGGGTGCAGAAGTTGACACTTCAAAAATGAACTATGATGAATTATGTGCCTATTTAGCAGAAAATCCTGATGCTAACTTAGGTGAGTAAAAGAAAGGACAGGTGAAAATTTATGCCAAACGATAAGTTTGATTCTAAGAGTTTTAACCCACAGGCTTTCAAGTATATGGTTGGTAGAGTGCCGAACCTTCATATGCATGAGATCAAGAAGTCAAAAGCACTGGCGGGTAACCCTGACATTAAGGCAACCCTTGGTGGTAGTCAGGGTGGCACAGGTTACGCAAGAATTGCAATGCGTGGTCTGTTAGATGGTGATGCAGTCAATTATGACGGTCAGACTGATATTACTGCAACCAGTACCAAGACCTTTGAACAGGGTGTTGTTGCTGTTGGTCGTGCTAAAGCATGGCTTGAAAAGGATTTTTCCTATGACATTACAGGCGGTATTGATTTCATGCAGAATATCGCAGATCAGGTTGGTGAGTATTGGGACGGCGTAGATCAGGACACTATTATTGCAATTCTTGATGGTGTATTTTCTATGACTGGAACAAAGAACAAAGAGTTTGTTGATGCTCACACCTATGATGTAACAGAGAAGGTTGACGGTAAAATGTCTGCAACTACTCTGAACAGTGCAACCAATAAGGCGTGTGGTGCTAACAAGAAGAAGTTCACACTGGTGTTCATGCACAGTGATGTTGCAACGAACCTTGAAAACCTGAACCTTGTAGCACACCTGAAATACACTGATTCACAGGGTATGCAGCGTGAACTTGATCTTTACACTTGGAACGGTAAGTTGGTAGTCATTGATGACGATATGCCGACTACTGAACAGGAAGGTTTCTATATCAAGGCAAAGTCAGCTGATGAAGGTGCTTTACAGGTTGTTGCTAACAGTGCAACACCTACTGCAAAGCAGATCAAACTTGAATCTGTCACACCTGTTGCAGACAGTTATGAAACACCAAAAGAAGGTGATTATGTTGTGTATGTTGATGCTTTCACAGAGTACACAACTTATGTACTTGGTAATGGTTCAATCAGTTATGAGGATTTAGGGGTAAAAGTACCTTATGAAATGAATCGTAACCCTGAAAAGAATGGCGGTCAGGACACACTTTACACAAGACAGAGAAAGGTCTTTGCACCTTTTGGTATTTCTTATGAGAAGAAGTCACAGGCTACATTATCCCCTACCAATGAGGAATTAAAGAAGGGTGAGAACTGGACACTGGTACATTCCGGGGAAACTACGGAAAGCAAGCGTTCATATATCAATCATAAGGCAGTACCTATTGCCCGTATCATTTCCCGTGGATAATTTCTGATCTGAAAGGATGGTTGCAATGTTTGATACTGATACAGTAAAAGAACGGTTGAAATCATTCGGTTATGAGGTCAAGGCAGATGATGAATTTGCCTTGACCTTTTGCGTTGAGAAAGTACGCAGCACAATCAAGAATGAAATCAACTGGAATGATGTGCCGGACGGACTGGAACACATTGCCGTTGATATGGCGGTGGGTGAATTTCTTCTTTCCAAGAAAACCTTTGCACCTGATGACCTTACCGGGTTTGATTTAGAATATGCTGTCAAGCAGATTCAGACAGGGGACACCAACACGGTTTTTACAACTGGTGAAGGTTCAATGACCCCTGAACAAAGACTGACTTCTTTCATCAATTACCTTTTATCCTATGGAAAGACTGAATTTAATTCATTCAGGCGTATCAGATGGTAAAGCAGATTCAGGCAGCACAAAAGGCTGCAAGGAAAGCCATTGAAGCAACCTATTTTGGTACTTTGACGGTGACAGAACTGCAAAAGGTAAAAAATGAGAAGTCAAAACTTATGGAAGAATCAGAGGTTGTAGTCTTACAAGACCAACCGTGCAGATTATCTTTTGAAAAACTGCAAACAGCAATTCAGTCAGAATCAGCAGCAACGATCACGCAAAGCACAAAGTTATTTGTTTCCCCGGATGTAACCATCAAAGCGGGGTCAAAACTGACAGTAACACAGGACAATGTGACCACGGATTACACCCGCAGCGGTGTCCCTTCCACATATCCAACGCATCAGGAAATTACACTTGAACTGTTCAAGGAATATGCGTAAATGGGTAGAATGGGAAGATTTGACTGCAAAGGTCTGAAAGACTTTCAGCAGCAGTTGGGAAAGTTGCAAAATCCTGATGACTTTGTGGAATCGTGTGCAAAAGAACTTGCTGCCCGGTTGCTTCGCATGGTGGTCAAAAGAACACCTGTCGGACAGTACCCGGCAAGTTCAGGAAAAAAGGGCGGTACATTAAGGCGTGGTTGGACTGGTGAAAAACGTGCATCAGCACAAGGGTATGCAGACAGCCTGACGGTGAATCATTTTGGTGACACCTATGTCATTGAAATTGTGAACCCGGTTGAATATGCATCCTATGTTGAGTACGGACACAGGACAGCCAATCATTCAGGATGGGTCAAAGGTCAGTTTATGATGACCATATCTGAACAGGAATTACAGAAAATTGCCCCAAAGGTGCTTGAAAACAAAATCAAGAAATATTTAGGGGGACTTGGTAAATGATAAATTCAATAGTTGAAGCAATCAGTTGTTCCCTGAACAAAGAATTTGGGGATGATTATGAAATCCACAATGAAGAAATTAAGCAAGGTTTGAAAGAGCCTTGTTTTTTTATTGCTTGCTTGAACCCAAACAACAACCTTTTCCTTGGCAAACGGTATGAACGTACCAATCAGTTCTGCATCCAGTATTTCCCACAGTCTGCAAAGAAGCAGCGGGAATGTGCTGATGTGGCTGAAAGAATGTATGACTGTTTGGAGTATATCACAACAGACGGTGATACCAAGCCAATCAGGGGTTCAAAAATGAATCATCAGGTGGTTGACGGTGTTCTGAATTTTTTTGTCAATTATGACTTTTTCACGGTCAAGACGGAAGATCAGACACCAATGGAAACTATGACGGCAAGCACGGATGTGAAGGAAGGTGGTTGATTATGGCAGCAAAAAAGACAACAACGGGAACTGCTGCAAGGTCTGAACAGACTGAACCAATGTTCAGCAAGGAACAGATTCTTGCATCTGCCCGTTTTGCAAACAGAAGGGACTTGGTGGATGCCCTTCTTGATGAAGATAAAAGTTACACCATGAAAACTGTTGACAATTTAGTTGAAAAATACATGAAAGGACAGGTGAAATAGTATGGCTTTAGGTGGTGGTACATTTACCTCACAGAACAAAGAACTTCCCGGTGCTTATATCAACTTTGTATCGGCTGCATCCGCATCCGCTGCACTGTCTGATAGAGGTATTGCAACAATGCCCCTTGAACTTGACTGGGGTGTTGAAGGGGAAGTTTTTGAAGTAACCAATGAAGATTTTCAGAAGAACAGCCTGAAACTTTTTGGTTATGCCTTTGACAGTCCTAAGATGCTTGGTCTTAATGATCTGTTCATGGGTGCAAAGACCTTATACGCATATCGTTTGAACGGTGGTGGAGATAAGGCAGCGAACACATACGCAACTGCAAAGTATTGTGGTGTGCGTGGTAACGATTTGAAGATCGTGATTCAGAAAAATGCAGATGATGCAAGCAAGTATGATGTTACAACCTACTTCGGTACGGTCAAGGTTGACACACAGACAGTTGCTAAGTCTGCTGATCTTGTGGCAAACGATTATGTGACATTCAAGGCTGCTGATCTTGCTGTTACTGCCGGAACACCTTTAACTGGTGGTACAAACGGCACGGTTGACGGCACTGCACATCAGGCTTACTTGGATAAAATCGAATCATACACCTACAACACTATGGGCGTTGTGGTTACTGATGATGTTACCAAGAAGTTATATGTGGCTTTCAACAAGCGTTTGCGTGATGAACTTGGTATCAAGTTCCAGTTGGTTGTTTACAACCTGTCTGCTGATTATATGGGCGTTATCAGTGTGAAGAACAAGGTAACAGATACAGGATGGTCAGAAGCAGCACTTGTGTACTGGGTAACTGGTGCAGAAAGCGGTTGTGCGGTCAATAAGTCTTGTCAGAACAAGAAATATGATGGCGGTTTCACCGTTGATACCAATTACACACAGAATGAGTTGAAAGCAGCAATCAAGGCGGGTGAGTTCACTTTCCATAAGGTCAATGGCATTGTTCGTGTGCTTGAAGATATTAACTCTATGGTGACCACTTCGGACACTTGCGGGGATGTATTCAAGGACAATCAGACGATCAGAGTTATTGACCAGTTGGGAAATGATGATGCAGTTCTTTTCAACACTAAGTATCTTGGTGTTGTTCCAAACAACGCATCAGGCAGAACTTCCCTTTGGTCTGACTTGGTAAAAATCCGCACACAGTTACAGGAACTTGGTGCTATTGAAGGGTTCACTGATTCTGATGTTACGGTTGCACAGGGCGATTCCAAAAAGGCGGTTGTGATTACATCAGCAATCACCGTTGTGAACGCTATGGGTAAACTTTATGAAACGGTTACGGTTGCGTAAGAAAGGGGTGAAATAAAATGCCGAATGTAACAATGAAAGCAAGGGACACTATTGCAGCAAAACTTGCTGAATGTTTTATCACAATCGGAAGTAGAAGATACAACTTCATGCAGATGATTGATATGGAAGCAAAGGTTGAGAAAACCAAGACTACTGTTCCCCGCCTTGGTGCAATCATGGCGGGTCATAAGTCATGTGGTATGGAAGGTACTTTTTCCGGCACGGCACACTATAATCAGTCAGTTCTTCGTCAGGCATTACTTGACTATAAGAACACTGGTGAGGATGTGTATTTTGAAATGCAGATCACCAATGATGACCCAACCAGTGATGCGGGCAGACAGACGATCATTTTCTATGACTGCAACACTGACGGCGGTGTGTTAGCAAAATTTGATGCTGACGGGGAATACCTTGATGAAGAGATTGAAGGAACATTTGAGGATTTCTCAATGCCTGAATCTTTTGCAAACCTCACGGGTTTTCTTACTAACTAAGTAACAGAACCCCTTGTGTGGCTTTTATATAAGGTCATATAAGGGGTTTTTTCTATTCTTTAATAAACAGAAGGGAGAACAACAAAATGTCAAAATTTAGTGCATTTATGAAAGCGAATAAAAAGGTAAAGGAAAATGAAAAGTTTGCACCTACTGCTTCACTTCTTGGTTCAGACGGAACACCTGTCAGATGGGAGTTCAGACATATCAGTTCCAAGGAGAATGAAGAACTTCGTGATGCAAACACCATTGAAGTTCAGGTGACAGGCAAGCCGAACTTATTCAGACCGAAACTGATTACTTCAAAGTACCTTATGGCAATGATCGTGAAGTCAACGGTGTTTCCTGACCTTTACGATAAAGAGTTACAGGACAGTTACGGTGTGATGACCCCGGAAGATTTAGTCTATGCAATGGTGGATGATGCCGGGGAAATGCAGGACTTCCAGTTATGGATGCAGAAGTTTCAGGGATTCACCAAGTCACTTGATGAAAAGGTTGATGAAGCAAAAAACTAATTGAAGAAGGGGATGGTGAAGCAAATTATGCCTACTATGCCCTTCTAAAACTTCACATTCTTCCATCAGTGTTCTTGGCTATGGATGAACAGGAAAAAGCCTTTGTGATTGCTTCAATCAAGTTGAAAGCAGAGCATGACAAAAAGGAAAAGAAAAAGGCAGAAGCAAGGGCAAAGAAAAAACACTAAGAAAGGACGGTGAAACAGGTGTCATCTATTCAGACAGGTATTGAACTTAATGACCAATTCAGCGGAGTGTTGAACAACATCATCAGTTCAGTGAACCTTGCCGTGTCTGCAATGTATGATATGCAGCAGTCAATGAACGCTGACATTGATACAAGCAGCCTTGAAGGGGCAAGGGATGAAATCAATCAGGCAACCGCTGCCATTGAAGCAATGAATCAGGCAGCAAGCCGACAGACCACACCTGATATTGCACCGCCTGTTGTGGATGGTGGAAATCAAGAACCGATTTCTGTACCTGTTGACCCGGTACTTCCTGACCCTTTGGTTGAAAATCCTGAACCAATCAGACCTGAAATTCAGCCAAACGCACCGCCTGACCCTGAACCCGTAGAAATCCCGGTCACATGGAACACTGACGGGGTGGATGTGTTCACAGGAACAGGTGTTGAACGATTTCAGCAAGAAGTTCAGAGTGCAAACGATATGTTGAACACACTGAACACCACACAGGCAAGGATTTCACAGACCGCACAGGGAATGGATATACTGCCGGATGCAGCAGTTCAGGATATGAACACCATGCAACAGCGGTTATCTGCAATTCAGCAGCGGATTCAGCAGATCGAGAACAACCCGGTAAATGTTGGGGCAGACAATGCAAATGCAGAACTGGAACAGTTGCGTATGCAGTTGAATCAGGCTATTCAGGAACAAAATTCACTGAATCAGGCAATGCAGAACATGGATGTTTCTGCTGCCAATGATGCCTATTTGCGTTTGTCACAGACTGTTGGCAACACAGAAAGGTACATCCGTGACAATGTGGATGAACAGGGGCGTTTCAATCAGGAAATTTCAGCCGGAACGCAACAGGCAAATGAACTGACCAATACCATCAAACGGGCAGTTGCAGCCTATGTCAGTATTCAGTCAGTTGGGAAAGCACTGAACATTTCAGACGAACTTGTTCAGACAACATCCCGTTTGAACATGATGAATGACGGGGTTCAGACAACCGCTGAACTTGTCAACATGGTATATGCAGCAGCACAGGATGCAAGGGGTTCATTCAGTCAGATGGCTGATGTTGTTGCCCGTTTCGGTAACAACGCAAAGGATGCGTTCAGCAGTTCAGAAGAAGTTGTTGCTTTTGCTGATCTGATTCAAAAACAGATGACGATTGCCGGGGCAAGTACCCAAGAAGCAGCAAATGCAGAATTGCAGTTATCACAGGCACTTGGTTCAGGTGTCCTTCGTGGTGATGAATTGAACAGTATCTTTGAACAAGCACCTAACCTGATTCAGAACATTGCGGACTATCTTGATGTTCCAATCGGTAAGATCAGAGAAATGGCAGCGGATGGGGAACTTTCCGCTGATGTAGTCAAGGCAGCAATCTTTTCTGCTGCTGATGACATTAACAGCAAATTCAATGAAATGCCTATGACTTGGGGGCAGATATGGCAGTCAATGCAAAACACCGCACTGATTGCATTTCAGCCTGTTCTTCAAAGACTGAACGATTTAGCCAATAGTGAAGCATTTCAGACTTTCATTCAGGGTGCTATTGAAGCAATGGCAACCCTTGCGAATATCCTTCTGAATGTGTTTGAAGTGGCTGCATCTGTTGGGGCATTTATCGGTGATAACTGGTCAATCATTGCACCAATTATATATGGTGTAATTGCTGCATTAGGGGCATATTTGGCAATCATGGGAATTGTCAACGCAATTACTGCAATTTCAGCAGCCATTGATGCGACAAAGGCAGCAGCAGATGCACTTGCAGCCGGACAAACATTTCTTTGGACAGTACAGCAGTATGGATTGAACGCAGCACTTGCAGCGTGTCCGATCACATGGATTATTGTGCTGATTATAGCACTTATAGCAATAATTTTTGCCGTATGTAATGCGATTGCAAAAATGACAGGTATTGCAAATTCAGGGTTCGGTGTGATTACTGGTGGTGTGAACGTGGTGATTCAGTTCTTCAAGAACTTGGGTCTAACCGTGGCAAACATTGCCTTGGGTATTGGAAACGCCATTGCAGCACTTGCATCCAATATGATGACGGCATTTCACAATGCTATCTGCAACGTACAGTCATGGTTTTACAACCTGTTAAGCACGGCACTTTCAGTCATTGAAGGTATTTGTGCAGCACTGAATAAGTTACCGTTTGTTGAATTTGATTATTCAGGTATCAGTTCAGCAGCAGATGACTATGCAGCCAAAGCAAGTGAAGCAGCCGGAAACAAAGAAGATTACCAGTCAATCAGTGATGCGTTCAATGAAGGTTTTACAACCTTTGATGCATTTCAGGACGGTTGGGCATCAGATGCGTTCAATGCGGGTGCAGCATGGGGTGACGGTATTGCTGATAAGGTTTCAAACTTTAGTCTGTCGGATGTATTCGGTCAGACAGATATTCCTAATGTGGGTGATTACACATCAGGGTTCAATGATGCAATAGCAAATTCAGGTGTGGGTGACAGCATTGGAAACATTGACGATAACACAGGCAAAATCAAGGATTCTTTGGATGTTACAGAAGAAGATTTGAAGTATTTGCGTGACATTGCGGAACAAGAATCAATTAACAGATTCACAACCGCAGAAGTAACTATCAACCAAACAAACAACAATAATGTTTCATCTGATACTGACCTTGATGGCTTTATCACTGCATTAGATGATGCAATGGGTGAAGCAATAGATGAAGTAACAAATGGGGGTACAGACTAATGGCACAAAGCGGATATGATATGTATTTTGATAAATGCCTTTTTCCTGTCACCCCTGAAAAAATTAGCATCAAAATCAATGGTAATAACAAAACGGTCAACCTGATAAATGAAGGTGAAATCAATATCCTGAAAAAAACCGGGTTGACCGACATTGAATTTGAAGCAGAAATCCCGCAAGTAAAACATCCTTATGCGGTGTATAAGAATGGTTTCAAAGAAGCGGGGTATTTCTTTGATATTTTTGAAGGGTTGAAAACAGGCAAAAAGACATTCCAGTTCATTGTGTGCAGAAAGACCCCGGTGGGGAAAAAACTGCTGAACACGAACATGAAGGTATCTTTGGAAGATTACAAAATTTCAGAGGATGCCAAGAACGGGTTTGACTTCAAAGTCAAGTTCAATCTGAAACAGTACCGGGACTATGGAACAAAGACAGTCAACATCAAAATTGCTGCATCCAAGCCAAAGGCAAGTGCAGAGCCTAAGCGGGAAACTAACAATTCACCCGCCCCGGCAGCAGCACAGACTTATACGGTTGTGCGTGGTGATTGTTTATGGAACATTGCAAAACGGTTTTACGGTAGCGGTGCAAAATACACCGTGATTTACAACGCAAACAGGGGTGTCATTGGTGGCAACCCTAACTTAATTTATCCGGGACAGGTTTTGACCATTCCGGCAGCATAAGAAAGGGGTGTTGTTCAATGTACGTTGAACTACTGGTTGGGAATGAATCAGGAACAAAAGTATATCAACCTGTTGTTCAGGAAGGTATTGAATGGTCAACAGAAAGAAAAAACACCCCCGGCAAACTGGTTTTCAAAGTCCTGTATGACAACATTCTTGATTTTTCAGAAGGTAGTCCAGTCAGGATGAAGGTGGACGGTGACAATGTATTCTTTGGTTTTGTATTCAAGCAGCAAAGAAGTAAGGACAAGATCATTACTGTCACCGCCTACGATCAGTTAAGATATTTGAAAAATAAGGACACTAAGGTTTATGAAAATAAAACTGCATCACAATTTGTAAAAATGATTGCAGATGATTATGCCCTGAACCTTGGTACACTGGATGATACAGGGTATGTCATTGAATCAAGAATTGAAGAAAACAGTGAACTGTTTGAAATGATAACAAATGCTCTTGACCTGACACTGACTAACACCGGGGAAATGTATGTGTTATATGACGATTTTGGAAAACTTACCCTGAAAAGCCTGTCATCTATGTATGTGGGTGTTCCGGGGGCGTACTTAATGATTGATGAAGAAACAGGGCAAGATTTTGAATATACTTCATCTATCGACAGTAATACTTATAACAAAATCAAGTTGACCTATGACAATGAAGATACTAAAAAGCGTGATGTTTATATCACACAGGATTCTTCTAATATCAATAAATGGGGCATTTTGCAGTATTTTGATACCTTACAGAAAGGTGAAAATGGTCAAGCAAAGGCAGATGCCCTTTTGAAACTGTATAACAAGAAAACCCGTAACTTGAAGATCACCAATGCTTTGGGCGACAACAGAGTGCGGGCGGGTTCAATGGTTGTCATTAACCTTGACCTTGGTGATATGAAAGTGAAAAACTGGATGCTTGTTGAAAAGTGCAAGCACACTTACAAGGAAGGTGAACATTGGATGGATTTGACACTTAGAGGGGGTGAGTTTATTGCCTGATGCAAAAGGAATTATCAAGAAAGTACATCAAGCAGCGGTTGAAGCGGTAGAATCAACAAAACCTGTAAATGTATGTTTTGGAAAGGTTATATCTGCATCCCCGTTACAGATAAATGTTGAACAGAAGATGATTCTTACTGAAAAACAACTTGTACTTTCAAGGAATGTAACAGATTTCAAAACTAAGATAACGGCGGGGAATATCAAGAATTATTACTATACCGGGGATGTAAATTCAGGGACAGCACCAGTTTCCCCGTCACACGTTCATGCTGTCGGAACGATTGAAGTCACCGTACACAATGGCTTGGCTGTCGGTGATGGTGTCATTCTAATAAGACAGCAAGAAGGTCAGAAATTCATTGTTGTGGATAGGATAGGCAAATGATTCCTTCAACAGTTGGTTTTCTTGACCAAGATTTTGAAATAGAAACACAGCCAAGCCTAACTTATAAAATGGATTTAGACGGTGATTCAGTCAGGGGTCTTGTGGATGAACAGGATGCCATGAAGCAGATGATTTTCAGAACACTGCAAACAGAAAGGTATCAGTACATCATATATCCGTGGTATTACGGCATTGAAACACTTGACCTGTATGGTGAACCTGTCACTTGGGTTTGCCCTGAATTAGAACGCAGAATCAGTGAAGCGTTAGCCGTTGATGAAAGAATCACGGGCGTGACCGACTTTGAATTTGACCTGACGGTCAAAGGTGTGGTTCATGCCTATTTTACCGTAAAAACAATTTACGGTGATATTAAAGCAGAGAAGGGGGTGAAGATTTAGAATGTATGAAGATCAGACTTATGACATTATCCTTGAAAGGATGATGAACCGGGTATCTGACAAAATTGACAAAAGACCGTCATCCCCTGTTTATGATCTGCATAGTTCAACCGCCATTGAATTTCAGATTTTATACATTGAGTTGGAATATCTGATAAAAAATTCATACGGTGATACTGCTGCAAGGGAATTTCTGATTTTACTTGCAAAGGACAGGGGACTTTCACCTGAACCCGCAACCAAGGCAATCTTACAAGGTGAGTTCACACCAACAAACATTGATGTTACTGGAAAGCGTTTCAACATTGGTGAAATCAACTATGTTGTGACTGAACAGATCACACCGGGAACATACAAGGTTCAGTGTGAAACAGAAGGTGTTGTTGGCAATCAGTACCTTGGGGATATGATACCAATGGAATATATTGACGGATTGCAGACGGCAAGCCTGACAAGCGTACTTATTCCCGGTGAAGATGAAGAAGATACAGAAGTTTTCAGACAGCGTTACTTTGACAGCTTCAATGAACAGTCCTTTGGTGGCAACCACGCTGATTATATGGCAAAGGTCAAAAGTATTGAAGGTGTTGGGTCATGTAAGGTCAAGCGTGTTTGGAATGGTGACATTAGACCCGCTGACATGATCGTCAGTACAGTGGTCAAGAACTGGTATGAATCAATCATTTCAACAGTTCCGGCAGCAGTCAAACCGTGGCTTGATGCCGTATATAATGCAGCCAAGGACAAGAAACTGACGGTTGGTGGTACTGTTCATGTAGTCATCACTGATTCTGATGATTATGGTGAAGCAAGTTCAACACTTGTTCAATATGTTCAGCAGACACTTGACCCGGAAGAAACTGCCGGGGAAGGTTACGGACTTGCACCAATCGGTCATGTGGTCAGTGTAGCAAGTGCATCACCTGTCAGTATTGAGGTCAAGACCACGGTAACCTTTGAAGAAGGTCACAACTGGTCAAATACCAAGGCAGCCATTGCAGAAGCAGTTGATGCGTACTTCTTGGAATTAAGAAAGAACTGGTCAGAAACATCACAAACCATTGTCAGGGTATCGCAGATTGAAAACCGCATCCTTGGCGTTGATGGCGTGGTGGATGTGACCGGGACAAAGCTGAACGGCACGGCAAGCAATATGACCTTGACAGAATTTTGCATACCAAAGTTAGGGGGTGTTTCTGCATGATAAGAGAAGTTGACCTTGTTTCATACTTACCGCCATTCATGCAGAGTTACAAAGAACCCGTTGCAGCACTTGAAGCGGAAAACCCTGAATTTAGTCTGATGTGGTCGGCAACTGACAGGTGTTTGCGTAACCGCTTCATTTCAACCGCTGATGAATATGGAATCAGCCGATTTGAAAAGATGCTGAAAATATACCCAACTACTGATGATACCCTTGAATCAAGGCGTTCAAGGGTTCAAAGCAAGTGGTTCAACACAATCCCGTACACTTGGAAAGTGTTGCTTCAAAAGTTGCTTGTCCTTTGTGGTGACAGTGATTTTGAAGTGACTGGTGATTTCAAGACCGGGTACACACTGTATATTGACACTGACCTTGAATTATACGGTCAGGTGGAAGAACTGGAAAACATCATAAACACAATGATTCCTGAAAATCTTGTGGTTGTATCTAAGAACAGCATCCCTTGCAACATCAAAGGTGCTGTTCTTTTTGGTGGTGGCATCTGCTTCATCAATGAATTTATCATCACAAACGATTTCCGGGAAGTGTTTGATGTGAACGGTTCATCAGTCTTTGGTGGTGGAATCGTTCAGACTGAAATACTGAACATCACAAATGACAGTCAGGAAACAGTGAGTGTTCAGGGTACAGTGAACTTTGGTGGTAAGGCAACAGATACCGCAATGGTAACCATTTCAACAGATTTTAATGAAACAATCCGGGCAGATATGGATGCAAAGGCAGCATCCGGCGTTGTTCAGGTAGACTTCATTGAGATAAAAACAACATAGAAAGGAATGATAAGATGGCAGAGTATTCAAAACTTTACATCACAAACAATGGTCAGGCACTTATGGCAAAGATGATTGCCGGGTCAGGAAACATTGATTTTACAAAAGTATGTTCTTCCAGTACCCAGTACACTGAAAGTCAGTTACAGGCATTGACCGCACTTAGCAACATCAAGCAGACAACCCTTGTTTCCAAGGTTACCCGCACAAATGAGGTTGCAATCAAAATTGATGCAGCATATTCCAATGTAGACCTGAAAGAAGGTTACTATATGCGTACACTTGGCTTATATGCCGTTGACCCTGACAAGGGTGAAATCCTGTATGCAGTCTGCATTGAAAAGTCAAATAACTGTTATATGCCACCATATAACGGTGTTACGGTATCGGCTGCATACTTACAGTTATATACCACAGTAGGCAACGCTGACAGCGTATCACTTGCAGTCAGTCCGGGTGCGTATGCAACGGTTGGTGACATTCAGGCACTTGAAAAAGAAATTGCTGATCTGAAAGCCTATGTTGGATATTCAGACGGTGACATTTATGGTGTTGAAGTGGACTTTGAAAACAAGAAGTTCACAAGACTTGCCGGGGCAGTAAACCGTTCAGCGGGTTCAGGGTTTGACGGAATCAATGCATTTGGTGGCAGAAAGCGTTGTAACCTTACCAATGACGGGCGTGTTGCTGCATATTATGGTGAAGCCGGATTTTCTACTACTGGAAAACTGACACAGGCGGTTGACCGTAACCCGGTAGGTACTGAATCACCTGATGAAAACCTGAAATTCAGTGCCGGGACAATCGTTCAGGTAATGGTTGAACAGCCAAAGTTTTATTACAAGGTTGTACCGCTTAAAACTGAAAAGAGAACCAAGGGGGCAATCACAAGAAAAATTAGATACTATGTATCAGATACACCAAAGGCGGGATTCAAACTTCATCCGGCGTTCATTGTAAATGGTCAGGAAAATGATGTTGCATATCTTGCAGCCTTTGAAGGTTCACTTTGGGATGCATCTGCATCAGCATACATTCTTGATGATTCACAGGTTGCTGACTTTGCTGCTGATATGTTATGCAGTATTGCCAACGCAAAACCGCTGTCAGGACTTACACAGAACGCAACCCGTGCCAATATCAGAAAACTTGCTGAAAAACGTGGTACTGGTTGGGAACAGGGTGTTGTTCAGACGGCATCCGCTTCACAGATGCTTATGCTGATTGAATATGCAACCTTCAATATGCAGTCTGTCATTGGTAACGGTGCAGTTTCAAAGACTGATGACGGTAAAACATCCATGACAGAAAATACAGGTGCAACAATCACCCTTGGTAATGCATCAGGTTCAGTTGTCAATGCTAACGGTATTCAGATTGTGTCATACCGTGGTGAAGAAAACTTTTGGGGCAACATTTGGTGGTGGATTGATGGAATCAATCACTATGCGAACGCAACCACAGGTGAGTGTGAAACCTATGTTGCAGATCATGGTTTTGCTGATGACATTAAGGCAGCACCTTATGAAGATACAGGAATGACCGCAAAGTATGGAAACGGTTATATTTCCGCTTTCTGCTATTCAGAAGATTTTGATTGGTTGTTCTTACCGGGTGAGTTCAACGGAAACACTGCACTTCCTGTTGGTGATTACTGTTGGAATCAGAACGGTACTGGTTGGCGTGTCGCTATATTGGGTGCTAGTTGGCTTAATGGCTTGCATGCCGGTGCTTTCTTTTGGGCTCTGGTTAATGCTTCTTCTGATCGTGGTCGGATTTTCGGCGGTCGGTTGGTGTATCGAAAAAAGGTAGCAGCATAACAGGCAACCAGTAATTCATACAATTTTAGGTAATCAGGATGCTAAGGATGACGATTTTCAAGCAGAAAGACAATAAAAAGACAAAAAACCAATGTCACTAAATTAGGTGCTAATTGGAATAATGGCTTGAATACCAGTGCTTTCTATTGGAATCTGAATAATGCTTCTTCTAATCGTAATCGGAATATCAGCAGTCAGTTAGTAAATGCACAAATATCACTTGAAACACCCCGTCAGAAATTGGTGTGCTACCTGTCAATAGGACAATAAAAAATAATAAATTTTTGTATCGTC